AGTAGTGTAGAATGTTGAACATGCGAGTTACGATATACGACCATTTGAATATCTTCATAGCTTACTTTTGGGACGAGGCTTACTTGGTTGCCCATCGTGAAATAATGTTCTTAGTTATACTAATAATATTATTTGTTTTTATCTAATTTACGGACTCTACCATTCAACATTCAGAATCAATTAAACGTAATCACAATATCGACGAATTCTTTCTTATTACTTTTGGTCGCTGATGATGAGAGTTCTTCGCGTTTCTTACGGTTTTTCGGTTTTACAGCATCGGCAACAATATCCGCGGCGGCGACTGTGACAGCATTAGCGACATCGATCTTTATTTCACAACCATCCACCGTTGCTGCTGATGTATGATGAGATTTTGCCATCTTACGCGATGTATTATTCCGAATATTCATATCCGACTCGATCACCGAATAATTCTCGTGGATATAACGAAGCACTTGATTCTCAATCGCCCATTTAAAGAAATTAAGCTGCCCAAGCGTCGTTTGAATATAGGTAGTGCCGTTTTTATGAGGAACGTTGATTCGATCCCAGCGACAAAAAGGGTCGAACCGTTTCTTCGAATACGCGCGAAGCTTCAACTTGTAATCAACATAGACCTTGAACCGTTTCGGGGGTGTTCCGCTGCCTTCTAGATCATATACAGTATAATGCTTCTTGGAATAATTTGTAACAAACCAGTCCATGATACGGAGAGATATATTTGTGGTTCCGTTGATCACAGCAAGCATTTTCTCCATATTTTCACCGCCGTTTTCATGATAGAAACGGAGGACTTTATGAAGGAGGAGGTCATTTTGTGTATTGTAGATACTGGTTCCATGGGCGAGAGGTTGTGTGTGAGTGGGTATGTCTTTGGGAGGATGCTGAAAAGCCAACATTATTTTATCTGTGCGTAGTTGTGAGGAAGTCGTGTAATAGACATAAAGGGTTAGTATTTAAACCGATTTCATTCGGTTTTTGCCCGATTTCATTCGGTTTTTGCCCGATTTCATTCGGTTTTTGCCCGATTTCATTCGGTTTCATTTCATGAATGTGATATAAATGTATTTCATATTGGTATATACCGCCAAACTTCATGTCTCTCGAACGTGCCAATTCCGAGTCTCCTAAAATCGGTGACGAACAACATTATCGACTGGCAAACGCCATGATAAAAACACCCGAATCCAGCGATACCGAGAGCGAGACTGGAACCGGATCCGACCATCCTCCAACAAAACTCGTCATCGACTTGAAGAAAATGCCTGTAGGGCAGTATGAATATTATACCGAAAACTCCTCCATCATCAACCAAATGTTACTTTACGTTTATCATACAATAAACAATTTGGTGTATTTGGCCTCGCACAGCGACGACACATCCAGAGAACGACCGACTCCCATCAAACTCCGCCGTCGTCCTTACAAATACGATAAGGATGATTACTGCTATGCGCAGATGGGGTATGGCGAATATAAGTATACATATACTGTTCCGGCCACGAAGACAGAAGGAGCGGCACGAACAACCGAATTCCGGATCTCATACTGCCAAGAAAATAAAACAGTAGGCACACACGACGGCGCAGAGAAGTTCGAATCGTTGACCATTCTCACCGATTCACCAGAACTCTTCCACCACTTTTACCGCGAAAGTGACAACTTCCTTGAAAACAACGAACAAGATGAATCAAAGCTCCATGTCTTTGTCATGTCGAAATATGGTGAGTGGATGCGTTATAACAAAATCCCGTCAAGAACACTCGATACGGTTTATTTCGATGATAAATTAAAACAGAAATTTCGTAATGATATTAAAGAATTCCTGAAGAAGGAGAAAGAATATGATGAGTTTGGTATTCCGTATAAGAAGAACTATTTACTGACAGGAATTCCAGGAAGCGGAAAAACAAGTATTATCAAAGCGATGTGCCGAGAGATCGGATATAGCCTTTGTATCTTCTCGATCAACCATGATGTGGATAATAATACAGCACTCGCGGCGTTCCGCGATATTCCACCGAAGTCTGTCCTCCTGTTCGAAGATATTGATTGTCTTTTCGAGAAACGCACGAGCTCAACTGAAAACAAGAGTCAATTCACATTCAGTCATCTCTTGAACTTACTGGACGGCGTTTTTTCGAGGAAAGGCCTCATCTCGTTCATTACAACGAACCATCCGGAGAATTTGGATCATGCGTTGCTGCGTCAGGGACGGACAGATATGATTATTCATATGAACTACCCGAAGAAGGTGGATATCAAGCATCTATTTCGTGATATGATGCGGAAGGAGGAACTGACTTCGGAAGAAATCGATCGTGACTTTGACAAGTTCTATGAACATATTCATAATAAAACGATAACGATGGCTGGGTTGGTCGGATTCCTGTTTCGGTATCGTCGCGCTTGGTCGGAGAATATCAACGAATTGCTGGATGCGGATAAGTTTATCAAGGAAGTTACACGAAATGTAGAGGACAGTAAGTTGTATGCGTGAAGATCATACATTATCGGTTTATACTACTACTGGACGTTTTTTACATTCACATATAACATTTTTGGTGATTTCTTCGGGTGGAGCTCCGCCACCCTGCACACTCTGTTGTAATCTTTTTAATATGTCGCTTTCTGATTCTGGTAAAAATTCTGGTGGTGGTAAATTTTGATTGTGTTTTCTATTGGGCCGATTTATTGGTGGTTCACCTTTTGGCGGTGATGGTTGTAGTCGTGATTGTGGCGATATTTTCATCGATGCTGCCGCCGCTGCCACTGACGCTGCCGCTGACGCTGCCGCTGACGCTGCCGCTGACGCTCTCGGCGTTGGTAGCGGTGTAATCGTTTCTGATCGTACATCATGACCAGTATTAGAAACTGAGACTTCTGGGTTATTTTCAGCAAAACGACATGTACAATCCCAACCAGAAGATTTACCAACATCACTTGTAGGAAGTACTCTTTTTTTTCTGGAAAATAACCCACCACCAGTATACACTCGTTTTGTTTTATTATTACTCCTCACACGGCTTCGTTGCCTTTTACGCACATTCCGTATTTTTATACTTTTATAACGATTCTTTATGATTCGCCTTTTTTTTGTTACTCTATTCATCATTTCTCTATTTGTAATATTACTATATATCCAATAGAATATTATTCGATCTTCCGGAAGGTGAATTGCTTCCCCGTTCTAAATCTCTCGGCGTCCATCGTTCCGCGTTTCAAGTTACAATCCAAGCACGCAATAACTACATTCATATCATTATGACCGTAGTTATTATCGATTCGGTCGAGCGTCCATTGACGCCTACACATCGCTTCTTTATATGTAACTTGACAAATCTCTCGACAATAATGGCATAAAAGTTCGGCATTCGCCAAGAATTCAACGATTCGATTTGTCGTCACCGTATAACGAGGATCATATATATTATGTTGTTTGTCCTGATAGATATAGGCTTTACGTTTGCCGTCAATCTCTCGAAGTATCAAAGATAAAACTCGATCGGTTGGTGGTGGTTTCGTCACATCGTCGGCATATTTCATTCCACCAGTTCCGATCATGAGATCCGTGATATATTTTTTCAGAGTATCTAATGTAAGCGTTTGGTCGTTCTGGTAATATTCATCCGGTATTGAATTCGATTGTTTATGTTTTATCTGTCTCTCAATTACCGCATTCGGTTCGTCCATTTGTTTCATTTTGTCTTGGTTACGCTTTCCATGTATCTCGATTTTTTTCATACCTATACCTTATACCAGAAATGAAAAATAAAATAATAATCGTGATGTAATGATTACATATAACATACACTAAATATCACCAGTATCAAACGCCATTACGAATATTTTATTTATATCTTGTTTACACGCGTCTTACCACAATCAGTTTCGGTGCCGGCTTACCCTCTACTTTTCGCAACCCGCGAGCGTACCACAACGGCATTTCGCGCCGTTTTCCCCATTTTGCGATGCGGCGCTTGGGGGCGGACAAATAATAACTCCGGTAGGAAGCAACCGCGTCATAGATATCAGCGCCATGACTGGTTCCGGTGCTTCGTTCTGGGTCGCTGCTGCGAATCTTGTATTCATCTGGCATCGCAAGCGCGAAGGGTGTCATTATCCCTGGAACACGAACCTTTTCGAATGCCCTTGCGGGAGGCACATTACGGCGTAAATATTGGGCCACGCTGTATGATTTGTGCTGTTTGTGTGCCGGATGTCCGTATCTGTATTTCCATTCTGCGTGCATTGCGTCGATGAGATCGAGTGTCCAGATAAAGTTGGCTTGTGATGCGCGGCACCAAATCGTAACTGGGTGGTTCTTGTGTGCGATTTTATAGACACAGGGGTCGCATTCGCATTCTTTGATTCCGGTGGCGGCGGTCAGGAGGCGTTGGGTTGTGCATAACATTTGAACCGCCTCTAAAATTATTTTAGCGATATGCTTGTCCATCATGTATTCCGCAATTTTAGCGGGGTCGAGTGAGAGAATGAAGAGATTCATCAGTATCTGTTGTTGCGTGACATGTAATTTATCATAAATTCAAAAATAAGATTTCAATTTTATGACGGCTACAAATACTATATCCATCCGCATAAAATGACATAAAATGAAATATACTGTTATATCATAAAATGTCTTTGAACCCTACTTTCTCTTCTGCTTCTGACGCCGGCGCCCCCGATGCGAAGTTTTCGTTAAACATCAACGCATTTAACGGCAATACCACGAACTTCAACCGATGTGGCGCACCAAGACCGAAATCGTTTGTGACTCCGGTTCAACCAACGACGGCTCCTATGAATTTTTCATCGGGATTTGGTATGGTAAGACCGATGTAATGTAATGAAATGAAATAATATGAAATGAAATGGAATAATATGATTATTATCAACTAAATTTCGATGATAATCATAATGATATGAACAACGACGATATTAGCAGAACCGACTGAAATCAAACCGAGGACCGTGAATAACAGTTACTGGTAGCCATCGTAACATAGACGGATTACATAATTCCCTAGAAAACGGCCCGATACCAATTCTTCCGCAAACACCGATTGCGAGTCTGGTTGAAAGAACAAACCGACTAACATCGCCGTTTAATTCAACCTGAGCACCAGCATTCGCGACACCGATATCAAATGACGCACCAGGTATTGCTCTACGTAGTGTAAATTGCGCAACCCACGTTTGTCCGATTCCAGCACCAACGCCTAAAAGCGACGCCCATGCTCTGTATCCAAAACTCGCCGGAGAAGCGCAAGGAAGAACCTGCGCGGATGCTCCAATCGTGATATAATTCTGAAGACCAATCGAGCAAGTCAGCTGACTGCCAAATCGCACATTATTACATGAACAAAAATTCGGTAGTCGAAACACCGTTGTAATTGGACCGCAAATGCTCAACGATGTAGGTTGTATTCCTGAACCAAAATCGCGTTCTTCGGCGACATGATGAGCATCGACATTCACGATTCCGTCTATTAGTTCATGATCGCCATCATTCGATACGGCGGCACACTGTGAATTTTCGATACACTGATAAGAAGGAGGGCATGAAAACCGAGCATCCATACATCGAACTGCGTTGGTAATCGGCGAACACGCATATAATAAACCGGCACCAGTCGTATTACTCATACACGTCTGTCCAACCGAACAGTAAATGCCATTTCCACAGTCTTGGGACATGAATGGCGAGAGATTCGGAAGTGCCAGCACTACGCCACTATTCCACAAGAGGGCACACGTCAAAATAACACGCAACAACATTGATATATATATAATATTATACTATACTATTTATACTCGATTCTGTCAAAACCATAATATACAAAAAACAACTTTAAGTCATCTTTATATATTATGTATATCACACAATATGCCTCGCAAACCTGCTGCTTCCGCCAAATCAACGACGACGACGACGACGACGACGACGCAGCCTCTTCCTACGTCAGGATCGGGCGTATCTGTATCTGACGACCAGACACCACAAGCACCAGCACCAGCAACAGCACCAGCTGATGATGAAGCACTCAAAAACATCAATTATAAAAACATGCTTCTCACCGGAAATTATAATATGTTGAACCCGGATATTGTTACAAATCCGAATATCGACGACATTCTTGAAAATGAAAAAAATGCGAATAAAAGTGATCCATGGAACAAATTGGATAAATCAGCAAAGATCGGCAAATTGAAGGATTTCGCATTCCGTCATGGAAAAGAGGAAAATCATACAGAAGAAGAAACAAATAGTCTTTATCATTTTCTTGTCGGTGCTCTTGAACAGAAAAAACTGATGCGTGCGAAGGATGTTATTTATGACAAAACAACCGGAACGATTACAAGTATACCGTGCCTAATTTATCATGCTGGTTTTAAAAAATTCACACTTAAACGCTGTGAAAAACGTCAGTCTACACTAAAATCACTCGCACCTGTAACGAATATGTCAAAGAAGCGAAAAATGGGATTTGACGAAACTGTAGTCGAAGGTGGCGTAAAATTGAATTAAACACATTAGATTATGTTTTATAATAACAGAGTGTGTAACGTCACGACGAATGAAAAAAATTATCAAGGTCAAGAAGAATTCGGCATCAATTACGACAGGTGAAAAAATCCGATATATCGATTTATTTTGTGGGTTAGGTGCTTTTCACGCTGCATTTAATACGTCAAAACATTTTGAGTGTGTTCTCGCATGTGATATAGACGAAGGGGTTCGAAAAATATATGAAGCCAACTATGGATTAAAACCACACGGTGATATTCGCAAACTGGATATTCCTAGTATGCCGGATTTTGATATATTATGTGCTGGGTTTCCTTGTCAGCCATTTAGCATCGCTGGCAACGGAGAAGGATTCAAAGACACCGAGAAAGGAAATCTATTTTATGATATACTACATATTATTGATGGAAAAAATCCAAAAATGTGCTTACTTGAAAATGTGAAAAATTTGAAAACGCACGATGACGGTCGAACATATGAAACGATTGAAACCGAACTCAAGAAACGCGGTTATCTAGTTACATCACGTTGTTGTAATGCAGTAGATTATGGTAGCCCCCAAGCTCGAACACGAATTTTCATCGTTGGCACAAAAATGCCATTTGTGATTCCCGAACCGACGATAACAACATTTACACCTGTTTCGGCCATTCTCAATAAAAACGATAACACGACAACGGAATCTGTTGCGGCCAATTCTCGTGTTAAATTACATAATTATGACTTGATAGAAAAAAAAGGGGTATCAAAACCTGGAAAACCGCATATATTGTATGACCTTATTTCGAAAGAAACTGGTAAAGGAGGGAGACAAGGTGAACGAGTGTACGATATTGATAATGTTGGTATAACCGTATGTGCGAGTAGTGGCGGGCCAGGTGCCAAAACAGGTTTGTATAAGGTCGGGGATGTAATACGCCGTCTGTCTGTTCGTGAAACACTCGCCATGTTCGGCTTTTCATCCGACTATAATTTCGCTGGAAGCACTGATGAAAACTCGTTATTCTATCTTGGCAACAGTATCGTAGTGAATGTCCCGTTGTCATTTGTTCCTCTTGTTGAATCTTATTTCGGGCGTAGTTGATGTATCATCGTCGCGGTTATTACTCATGTATTATTAGTCCGTATTATTGGTCAGTATTATTTATTGTTGATAAATATTTATGAATACAGAATCAACATCTGGTGTTATTCGCATCTTGGTTTGAATTTGGTTGGGGCGTTTCTCGCCTTTTGTCCCGCCTTTTCGCTGAAGGTAAATATTAGGTGATAAATGAACACATGTTTTTTTTGAAACAGCGGTTTCGTATAAGGTATCGACCAACTTTCCCGTAAATACATCTCTTGGACAAATATCCATCTTTTTGATTTCGCTAGTGACACGGTCACTTTCTGTTTTTATGAAATAGTGTGGTTGTGTGCTTTCTTCGCTACCCAAGATGTTCTGTAACAATACCTTCTCTCCTACACTCTTACATACTGTTTTCCGCTCGTTGTTTTTGTCTCGTAGACAAACCGCCATCAAAGTCTCAGTCAGTTCCGGCGATTCAGGACACATTTTATCTACATCGCGGCGGTCGATTGAGAACCCGCGACCAATCATTTTTGAATTCGCACAAGTGGATGCCGATGTCGACGCAGAGGTTGCTGTATTTTTCACTTGGGCAGAACAAGACGTTCCGTCATCAAATTCAATTTTGATGTCACTTTTCTTCGGATGTGGCCGGCAGTCCATTTTTGTGATCGTTTTTATCGGCTTTTCGAAATATGCTTCTAGACTCACCTTGATATTTTCTTGTTTTGTCATCATTTCTTCTGCGTCAAAACCGCTTTTCGCAATTTGACTACCGGTAAGAGCTGGATTTTCCATATTCAGATGATTTCGGTTATATATGATATAAGTATTTCAATTTTATTGCTTTATCTTCATTTTCTTGGTTATCATGTGTCCTCTTCTTCTTCTTGTTTTGGGTTTACGCGATGTATTATTGATACGAGACCCCCGAACAATCTTGAAACTACACCGCGGCCCGCACACTGGTTTCATGAGCTTACGCGTTATGTGTTCTTGATGTTCCAATATAATATCCACCATGTTACGATAAAATGGTCTAAATTTCGCACGGTTTTTCCTAAGCTCGGCAAATGAAAACCACCGAATCTCAGCCTTTTCCAGTAGCCCATTATGCGGGTTCTTCTTCGCGGCGGGCAAGTATTTCTCGAAGAAACGATAATTGTTCGAGTAATATTCTTCTAGTTTTTCGTCGTATTCGGTTTTAAAAACGATGGTCGTATATGTCTTAAATTTAAGTTCCGCAATTTTACGCCGAACCGCCACCTTTTTAAGCGTGGTCTGCGAACCCAATAAGCCGTTGAGTTCTTCGCTTCCTTCTCTCGTCGCGGCTTCTAATATGGTTTCGTTACGCTTGGTTCCTCCGCCGAAATCTGCCCATCCAGGCGTATCATTCAACTCATTCTCTCGACCAAACAATAAATAGATCTCGCCTTTATGAACAGCCGCAGGTAATAATCCGGCACCGACCATTCTACGACAAATATGAATTACTACTATACCT